GCAGCCGAGCGTTATTAGGAGTATAGTATGTCATTAAAAATTGTTGGTTCTGAAGCAGATGAATTTTCATTAGGTCCTACTGAAGAAGGTACATACGAAGAAGCTAATGGCGGCACAGAAATGATGCGCCGAGAACTCTTTGATAGGGTTGATAGTGATTTGTTAGATGAATTCCAAATCATCTGTTCTAGAGTACGATGGATCGATCCTAAGAAGCCTACTATTTTATGGCTGCATGATACGTGGGATGATCCCGAGAGCGAACATTTGAAAGAAAAAGAGCGTGTTGATCGTTTTTCTAAATTGATATTCGTATCAAACTATCAATTAAACACGTACAATTTGGCGCATAATGTACCTTATTCTAAATCATTTGTAATGCAAAATGCAATTGAGCCTATTCCTGTTTCAGAGAAAAGTACAGAACAAGTACGATTAATTTATCATACGACACCGCATCGTGGTCTTAATGTAGCTGTAGCAGCCGTACAAGAGTTGGCTAAGCATCATGGTGATTATATTCACTTTGATGTGTTTTCATCATTTGAAGCGTATGGCTGGACAGAACGTGATGAAGAGTTTAAAGAATTGTTTGACACAATTCGAGAGCATCCACAGATGACATATCATGGCTTTCAGCCTAATGAAGTTGTCCGTGATGCTTTAGCTAAAGCACACATCTTTGCTTATCCTAGCACTTGGCCAGAAACGTCATGCATTGCAGCAATCGAAGCAATGAGTGCAGGGTGTGAAATCGTATGCCCTAACTATGCAGCATTACCTGAAACAACTGCCAATTTCGCTTCTATGTATCAGTGGTCAGAAGACCTAACCAATCATGCAAATATATTTGCTAATGTCCTAAATAACACAATCAAAAACAGATTTGATGATAATGCTACACGGAAATTAAATTTCCAAAAGACGTATGTTGACAATTTTTATAATTGGGATTTACGTGCTAACCAATGGACAGGATTACTTCAAGGACTTCTTGCTTAGAAAGACAATTCTATGTGACATCGGCGAAGCTTTACCTGATTTGGGATTAGCTTCTTGAGTTCCTTCTGGAAGAATCGGTTTAGATTTCTCTATAGGCTCATATTTACCAGCAAATTCAAATTTGTCTCCTGACACTAAAAGGCACAAAAGTCCATTAGGTAACAGTTCGCCGATACTATAAGTCTTAGTTAGATCGTTCCACATAATAATAACTTGACTCGTTCTATCTTCATCTTTTACAGAGCCAGAACCAATAGCAACAATGTTCTCTTGATAGTTTTCATGCAATGATTTTATTAATAGGTGTCCTGGTTTACCGCACAATACAGGTTTCTGCATAGGCATTATTTCTGTTCCTTCGGGTATATCAAAAGACTGAGCAACAGAGAGCGTAGGGAAAATTAACAGAAATAAACCAATTAATATCAATTTTATATGTTTCATCGTAGTTCCTTTCATAGGTATTTATATGACAAAAAAGATTGACATTAGGTAAAGTATGTGTTATTCTATATAATAGACAAGAGAGAGAAAGAGGAAATCTAAATGGAACTGACGATTATAACACACACGGCTATTGCTATGGCAGCAATGTATGCTACTTATTTGTGGGGAGTTAAATCAACTTCGGCACATTTATCCGAAGCTATTATTGGAGCACTACTGAAAGGCTTAGAAGAAGAGGGCTTAATCAAGACGATAGAAGATGCTGATGGTGATACAGAGATACTTAAACCACTGACATGGGAAAACAAATAATGGCTAAAGCTAAGAAAGCTACTCTGCCGGGTTGTAATACAGTTAAGAAGACCCGTAAGCGTCGTAAGCCAATGAGCGAAGAACAGAAAGCTAAAGCCGTAGAGCGTTTAGCAGCAGCTAGAGAGAAGCGTCAGAAATCTAATCCTCCTTCTTATACAAATGTACACGATAGTGTTAAGTTACTTGCTGATGATCATGCAGTGTCACGTAAGAATGTTATGGAATGGATCAAAGTAAATAAGGAACAGTTGAAAGAATTTAGGTCTGCCGTGCGTTTAAAAGAAAAGGGTGCTGAAGCTAAGGTAGCTTCTATATCTGGTTATATACGAAATATGGAAAAGTATCTTCGTGATGGTGATTGGGTTGATGCATTCTATGGTAAGAATCAAGATAAAAAAGTTGGCCGTGTTTGTAGAGCATTAGCTTATTACTGGTATGGACCTAATAAGGGTATGCCTAAACGTGATGTTGGTACATTCTATCCAGATATAGGTATTATTTGGGAGTACGGTATGGTTGAGACTGAAGAGCCTGTTGAAAAAACTCGTAAGAAGAAAGGTAGTCCGAATAGTAAGACAGATAAAATTTTAGCAAAGAACATCAAGAAACTTGCTAAATAATATGCACCTTATAAAGGAGAGATTCTTTTGAGTAAAGTAATCGCATTCCCAAAAGGAATGAAAGGCCATCCTCCTCAAACGTTAGATGAGATGGCTGAAAATATGCTACATAGAAAGACTAACTATATAAATGACATAGTTGATTTTTACGGTACAGAATTATTAACAAGGATTAGTATGGATGGTTTTGAGATGGATGAGGACGCTTTCGCTAAAGATTTCGCATTCACTCTTGAGGGTATGAGGTCGTGTCTATATAGAACTGCTGGCATTGATCACCCATTACAGAAATCTGTTGATGAAACCATTAAATTTGATTATGCTGACGACGATGACGACGATGATGAGTAGATATACAACATAATTGTGGAAATATATAATGATTTTAGTAGACTTTAACCAGATATGTATCGCTAATATAATGATGCAATTGAAACATGTTGCATTATTAGATGAAGATATGATTCGTCATATGATTTTGAATAGTCTTCGCGCCAATAGGCAGAAGTTTACTGAAGATTTTGGTGAGCTTGTTATTTGTTGTGACGATAGAAACTACTGGCGTAAAGATATCTTTCCTTATTATAAGGCTCATCGCAGGGGTGACCGTGAAAAGTCTCCCCTCGATTGGAACCTGATTTTTGAAACGCTCAACAAAGTGCGTGGCGAAATCAAAGAAACTTTCCCATACAAAGTTATTCGCGAAGATCGCGCAGAAGCAGATGATATTATTGCATCAATCTGCCACAAGTATGGTCAGTTAGGTATCAAGAATAGCACCGCTGAACCTATCCTTATCTTATCAAGTGATAAAGATTTCGCGCAACTCCAGAAATATGCTAACGTAGAACAGTATGCTCCTAGCACGAAGAAATGGATACGCATCAGTAATCCAGAACGATATCTACGTGAGCATATTCTACGAGGAGATCGTGGTGATGGTATACCAAACTTTCTATCTAAAGACAGTTGTTTTGTAAATGGAGAAAGACAAAAGCCTCTATCTACTAAAAAAGTAGATGCTTGGGCATCACTCGACCCTTCAGAGTTTTGTGATGATCTTATGCTTAGGAACTATAGCAGAAATGAAACGCTAGTCAATTTAGATTGCGTACCAGAAACTATGCAGAATTCTATAATTGATCAATTTGATAAATACGAGGAACCCAGTAGGAGAGGCCTACTGAATTATTTTATAACAAATAGATTACGAAATCTTACTGAACATATAGGTGATTTTTAATGACTAAAACATGGTACGAGATTCTCGAATGGTGTTCTAAAGGGAAGACGAAGAAAGAACGAATTTCTCGACTACAAAAAAATAGTAGTCCTATATTGAAACAAATATTAGGATACACATTTGATCCAGATGTAAAATGGTTACTACCAGACGGTATACCTCCATTTAAACCAGTTGCAGACAGTGCAGATATTCATGGTCAATTTCAGTCTGAAATTCGACGATTATATTTATTTGTTGACGGTCCCACAGAGACGCAACAGAAATTAAAACCCCAAAGACGGGAACAACTCTTTATCGAAATGTTAGAATCTATTCATCCTGATGATGCTAAACTTCTATCTTCGATGAAAGAGCGAAAGCTGCCCTTTACGGGCATTACAAGGAATGTTGTATCAGAAGCATTCCCAAATCTATCTAAAAATTGGCAAGGGTAACTGAAACATGAGTAAAACATTCCGCCGAAGTAAGCGGTATTTCGATGACGATTCTAATCAGGAGCGTGACGAAACACAAACTGCATGGCGAAAAGAGAAGCACCAAGAGCGGCGCAAATCTAGGGTACAACAACGTGATTATGAAGAGGTTGACAATGAAGAAAGCCTTCATAGTAGGCAACGGTACTAGTAGAATACCCATTCCACTACCAGAATTAGTAGGTAAAGGCGTTATATTTGGATGCAATGCATTATATCGCGATTTTACCGACTATGATTATCTTGTATCTATAGACAATGAGATTATAGAAGAAGTGCAAGATAAAGCAAATGATGATAGATTAATCATACCTGATGAAGAAGATAGGTGGGAGCATTCTGATTACAGTAAGAATAGACGAAGGTCTAATGCTGGTATGAATGCTATGATAGAAGCAGTGAATAAAGACTGCACTAAAATCTATTGCTTAGGCTTCGATTTTATTCTGAAAGATAAAATTTCTACAAGCAATGTGTATGAAGATACAGAATGTTATGGTTCAGAAACTCATGCGAATGAATCTGATAATCCTTTCCGTGTAAAATATTTGAGTTGGTATATGAAACAGAATAAAGATACAAATTTCACATTCGTTTTACCAAGAAATTTTAAATACGAATCTCTATCTGGGCCTAATGTTACTGGTATATACATTGACAAATTTATGGCTAAATACTGTGGATGATAATATTGTAAGTTTAACTGACCTAATCGAAACTAGGCTCAGGAAAGAACAAGAAATAGAGTATTACATGAATGCTCTTACACAACTTCAAAAGAAAATTAAATATCTACAGAAAGATGTTAACATAACAATTTTAATTATTGATCTAATCGAAAAAGAGAAAATTATGACTCTTGATGAGAAAGCTTTAAAATTATCAAATGTCGTTCAACTTGTGGATAAAGAAAATGATTAATATAGATCATATAATAGCTAATCTAAAAGAAGTATATGATCCAGAGATGGAAGGTATTAGCGTATACGATCTAGGACTAATATACGATATTAAGATTAATGCAGAGGATCAATGGGTAGAAATCACACATACATTGACTAGTGCTTTCTGTCCATTCGCAGATCAAATGGTCGCAGATATAACGAAAGCAGGATATGTACCTGAAGTTCTCAATGTAGAAGTGATTACTACATTTGATCCTCCATTCACTATGGAAAGTGT